CTCCGTTGAAGGGGGGATGACTGAGAATTGAACTCAGTACAGCGAATCCCCGTCGGAACCCCTGTGTAAAAGAGGCTGCAGGACCACCCGCATTTAACCGATACCCTGTTGCTAGACTAGTGTTGACCACATCTTCGACCCCGATTTTGGCAGGACAGAAAAGGGGGGCGCTCCCATTACTTTCACTTTCGCTACTATTCGTAGGACAATCCCCCATAGAAGGAATCTTCCACCCTTCACAGGGTGGTCTTCTCGGAAGCATGTGGAGTAATACACTCACCATCAGGGCAACCATACGGATTTTCTCAAAAGTCTTTTCACCTTATCTCGCGCCCGGAGTGCTTCTTAGCGTGGTATTGCAGGCAAACCGCGTACAAAATTCACTGGTGAGTTGTAACTTTTCGAGGGAGCATCGCGCACCCACTTCCACTTCTTTCCACCTTCCCCCCCGCGATTGTACCAACCGCGAATCCTCGCAACCACCGGCCGGTTGTGTTCTTTCTTGGCGCGTAAAAAGGCCCTGGTTGAGCCCCATACCCGCGTCAATAAACCCTGCCGTGCAGGCCTCGGTTCGAAGGGGCCCGGATCCCTGAGCACAAGGCCCAGAGCCGTTCCACGAAGAGCGAGGGTCAGACCCACCCCGCTCAACTCGTATTCTCCTACACCCAGACCGCAGACAGATCGGTTTGACCGTGCCACCCGCCATGTCTCCTTCCATGAGGGAAACCTGCTTTTCTCCGACAGAGCTGGATCTTCGTCATCGATCCACTGCCCACTACGCCAGGCATGCTGGACGCAGGCTCGACTGTAGTCGGCACTTTCTTCGTTCGTCATTTTACCCCTTTCTCGATGAAAACCCGGTACGGCTTCCGACCACGGTACTTCTGGAACGTCAAACCGCGCTGGCTTGCGGGCATGACTGATCTCCTGGTCCAAGAGATCCAGATCACTAAGTACCACGATCTCCACTTTGACCCCCAGACCCCGGTTCAGAGAACACGGGAGGGCCCGAGCTGCCCTCCGATGGAATCGGAGGAGCTCTTTACGCAAGATCATACGCCGACATGGCGTAAAACCCCTACCCACTATACCCAATCTGCTGGCCATTCGAGCACACAAAGTGCCTTTCCTGTCCTCGTCACGTGACATAGGACCCCACACAGTCTTTCCCCTAATGACGGGGAGAAGCGATGGCTTCGCTTCCCGCCGGGCGCGGAAGAAAGTACTGTTCAAAGAAAAGAAAACCCTATGGACTAGGGTCTTCCCCTTCGATAAAGTGAGGCCGGAATCAGCAACGGCGTCGCACCACCGGTTGGCCACCTCCCTAGTGGACCTAAAAGCGATGTCATCTCCGTTGATTCGGACCCTGGAATCTGGAACTTCACTCCAGCGAACAGCCTTCCGGAAGGCTAAGTAGTTGGTTAAGCATAAAAGTGGAAAAGATAAGAGGTTACCCATCAGTTGACCCGACCTCTGGACGAAGGTCGCGCCATTGTAGGTAAGATTACTGTGAAGAGAGCCTAGCGCCATCTGGCAAATGGCGGTTGGGACGTGGCTACTGCGGGCTAGAACCGCATGCAAAACCACTTCCGAATGCTCAAGGACGAAATTATCTGTCGCAGACTCATAGTCTCCGGAGACAAAAACTTCCCCGCTGGATGCGGAAAAATCTTTAAAGGCGTTCGGCTTTGCGTCGCCCCGTAACAACCACTCCTTCTTTGAGAGATGAGAATAGATCAGAAGGTGCAAAGGCAGTAGGACCTGCTGGAAACAGGACGCCACAGTCACTATCCTCTTTTTGCCGTTATCTTCGACGAAGATAACTTTCCGATTCGGGTTCAGTGTAACCCCCTCGATGCAAGCGTCGAAGAACGACTCCTGGGTTAGCTCAGAGTCGTCGATCAGAAACCCTCTGGCTCCGCCATCCGAGCGCTTGCGCTCTAGACAACTACTCTTGGACAGGGTAGCTGATTTGACGAAGTCTTCATACTTCTTATCCCAACCTCGTGGAAAGAGAAATGGGATTGTCGCCTGGACAAACCGCATAAAGTCGGTGTTGCTGGCCCGAGGCTTGCTCAGGCAGCTAAGGTAGGCCGGGACTGGATCGTCCAAGCCCGAAGGCAAGACCTTACGGAGTAGAAATTGTGATGCTTTTAAGCAAAAATCCTCATTGGATATGGGGTCTTCACAACCCACGGACTCAATGCCCGTGGTGCACCATTTTTTCATCCCCGACAGGTCGGAAGGCGGTGGGGTCAAAGAAGCGGCAGCTGTTGGGTACAGCTGTCGCGCGATCGACCCGAAGCGGCTGAAAATGCCCTTCGATTCCACCATACGACGGTGGAGATCAGCAAGTTTGCTATCTCCCGTAGAACCTGGAGTCTCTACGACCGTTTTATCCATCCTAGCGAGAAGTTCCCACGAGGAATGAATAGTCT